CAATAAAACTATATGAAGAAGAAGAACAGTATGAAGCGTGTGCTGGAATAAAAAAAGCAATACACGAATCAGGATTTTTAACAATTAAAGAAATAATACATAGAAACAAATTATAAAAATAAATTATGAGTGCAACACTAATACAAGAAATAGTAGAACAACATCTAAAGTTAGATATAACTACAAAAACAAGAAAACGTGAATACGTAGAAGCACGTGGAATATACTTTTACCTTACAAGACAATACACAAGAATGTCATTATCTTCTATAGGTAAAACAATGGGTAGAGATCATTCAACGGTTCTACACTTTGAAAGGCTTATACCACATTGGTTAAAACACGATATACAATTAAAAGAAGATTATAATGAAATAAACAAAAGGGTACAAGATGCAGTTAATGCTAACCCTGAAGATTTTAAAACAGCAGAAAGTTTAGAAGGTTTCTATGAGAAACAATACAAAGAACTAAAGAAGCTAACAGAACAAATTAATAAAGACCAATTAGTAATTGATTAAAGTAAACTCTTTATCTGGTGGTAAAACAAGTTCGTACATAGCAGCTAATTATCCTGCTGACTATGATGTATTCGCATTAGTAAGAATTGAACACGAACAATCTAAATTTCCTGATAAAAAGATAAGGCAAGAAGTAGAAGATAGAATACAAGCACCATTTATTGCAACAGCAGAAGATGATATGATTATCTATACAATGCTTGATCTTGAACAATACATAGGCAGAAAGATAACTTGGGTTACAGGTAAAACATTTGATAAGATAATAATAAGAAACGAAAAGAAATATTTACCTAACGTAACACAAAGATTTTGTACCACAGAAATGAAACTTAAACCTATATTTGATTGGTGGAGAAAAGAAGTAAATGAACCAATAGAAACAAGAATAGGTTATAGAGCAAATGAACAACGTAGAGCAAAGAAAATGTATGAAAGATGTAACAAAGATGGATTATTAACCCACAAAACAATAGTAGGAAAACGAAAAACACAAAACAAGTGGGCAGAAATAGGATGGCAAAAACCTGCGTTTCCATTAATAGATGCTAATATATATAAAGACAACATAGAAAAGTATTGGGAAGATAAACTTGTTAGGTTTGCTTATATGAATAATTGCATAGGATGTTTCCACAGAAATGAAGTTCTACTAAAACTAATGAGTGAAAAGCACCCAAACAAATTTAAGTGGTTTATTGAAGCTGAACAAGAAAGAGGATATAATGTAAGAACATTTAAAAATGGGGTAACTTACGAACAGATAAGAAACAGCTTTAAGCAGATGAATATGTTTGAAGATGATTTTAATGAATGTGATTCTGGTTACTGTGGTATTTAACAATAAGTTAAAAAAAGTATTGTATAATTGATTAAACAAGTTATTTCAAAATGGCACACGGTGGAAAAAGAGATGGAGCAGGTAGACCTTCTAAAGCAGATGAGGTTAATCTAATAGAGAAATTAAGCCCATTAGAAGATGCAGCATTCCAAGCATTAAAGACAGGTGTAGAAAGAGGTGATTTTAAATTTGTACAACTGTACTATAATTATTATGCTGGTAAACCAAGAGAAACAAGGGATATTACCATTAACGAAGATTTACCGATATTTTTAGATTAGCGATAACCAAAACGTTATTCTAAATAATTAATGCAAGTACAAACAACACAAGCACTAAATAAGCTACGTAAACTTGATAAAAGGGTACGCATTGTAAGAGGTGGTACATCAGCAGGTAAAACTATTTGCATCCTACTTATACTTATAGATTATGCTATTAAAAACGAAGGCAAAGAAATAAGCGTAGTATCTGAATCAATACCACACTTACGTAGAGGTGCATTTAAGGACTTCTGTCAGCTTTTAAAAGGTTTAAATAGGTATAAGGATATACAACTAAATAAAAGCACCTTAAAATACACTTTTACAAATGGTAGCTATATAGAGTTTTTTAGTACAGATCAACCTGACAAGTTGCGTGGTGCAAGAAGAACTGATTTATACATTAACGAGTGTAACAATGTACCGTTTGATGCTTACAACCAATTAGCAGTTAGAACATCTGGAAACGTTTGGTTAGATTACAACCCTTCTAATATCTTTTGGGTAGATAAAGAATTAGTAGGCAAAGAAGATGTTAATTACATAACACTAACCTACAAGGATAACGAAGTACTACCTGTAAGCATTGTAAAAGAAATAGAAAAAGCAAGAGATAAAGGTAAAACCTCAACGTATTGGGCAAATTGGTGGAGGGTGTACGGACTTGGTGAAACAGGTTCTTTAGAAGGTGTATGCATACCTGATTGGAAAGAAATAGATAACATACCACAAGAAGCACGTTTGTTAGCTTATGGTATGGACTTTGGATATAGTGTTGATCCTACAACATTAATAGCTTTGTATAAATGGAACGATGCCTATATATACGATGAGGTGTTATATAAGAAAGGAATGTTAAATAGAGATATAAGCAGGTTCTTATCACAGCTTGATATTAAAGAAAACATTGTAGCTGATTCAGCAGAACCTAAAAGCATAGCAGAACTACAAGGGTATGGACATTCTGTATATGGTGTAAGTAAAGGTAGGGATTCAGTAGTATATGGATTAAACCTAATGAACCAAAACGAAATATACATAACATCTAAAAGTAAAAACCTAAAACGTGAATTAGCAGGATATGTATGGGCAAAAGATAAAGATGGTAACCAGCTACAAAAGCCAAGTGGTGAGCATCCTGATTGTATTGATGCAGCACGGTACGTTTTAACAGACCAATTAGAAAACCCTAACAAGGGGGAATACTACATATATTAAAATAAATTGTGTATTATTTGTTAATTAAATAAATAGTTGTATATTTACAAAGTAAAACAAAGTTTAACTAAAATTAAATAAAATGAAAAAGTACAAAGACAGGTCAACATCTACAAGATTATTATCAAACGTTGAAAGAACATCTTACAAATTAATTATAAAGTTTGGAGATAATATTAGAGAAAAAATATTTGAAGGGAAAGATGCTTATAAAAGAGCAATATTATTCCAAGATGGTGTTACAGAAATGATGCAATCAATTAGATAAAAACACAGGGGGAGGCAACTCCCCTTTTAACATAACACTAGGAGATACGCTGAATTAAAGAACCAACCGACAGTACAGGTGTAAGAGGGGTTAGCCATAATATAAACATCCTAGTGTTTTTTATTAACCAATAATTATATTATGGAAAACAAAGTAGAGTATATAATGGTAAAAGAATTAACTAAAAAAGAAAATAGAAAGAACCTTACTAGAATATTTGGTGGTGCATTATTATGTGGATTATTTGCAATAGCATCAATGTATTTCTTTTTATTCTTTATATTGTGGGCAAATGATATAACAGATAAAGTTGTTGGATATTTTTAAGATGCAAGAAGCTTGTTGGTACGAAAAGATATATATAGTACAAAGACCATCTAAACGTGGTGCTAAATCTGATGTTTATTTAGATATAGATTATAAAGGTCAAATACTAAAAGGCAAGAAGCTGTATAAACAAAACAGCATACATTTAGAAAAAACAATAGAAGAAGCATATAGATATTCGTATAAAAGGTTTATATTAAAACAATAGATTTTTTCATTTGGTTTGATTTGGGATTAGGTAGCAGAAATGTTACCTTTTTCTTTTTATACAAAACATCAATTAATTTATTGTATTAATATGAAAGTTGAAATAAACGTACCTGATTCACTTAAAGAAATAACTTTAGATCAATATCAAAGATTTGAAAAGTTAAACACCGAAGAAAATAAAGAATCTACATTCTTACTACAAAAGATGGTAGAGATATTTTGTAACCTCAACTTAAAGGATGTTGCAAACATAAAATACAAATCAGTACAAGAGATAGTAGTACACCTCAACAAGATATTTGACCAGAAGCACAGTTTAACACCTACGTTTACTTTAGGCAATGTAGAGTATGGATTTATACCTGTACTAGATGATATGTCATTAGGTGAGTTTATAGATTTAGATGAGAACTTGGGTAAGTGGGATAATATGCACAAAGCAATGAGCGTGTTATACAGACCAATAAAATTTAAGAAAGATAAGAAGTACAACATACAAGAATACGATGGTATGAACGACAAGCTAAAGTATATGCCTTTAGATATTGTGTTTGGTTCTATGGTTTTTTTTTATCATTTAAGCAACGAGTTAACACAAACTATCCTGAACTATTTACAGAAGGAGTTGCCGAACAAACTGACTATTCAGCAGAAGGAGGCTTTGGATCAAAGTGGGGCTGGTATCAGTCGGTCTATGGTATTGCTAAAGGAGATGCTACCAAGTTTGACACGGTTACCCAGCTTAACATCCACAAGTGTTTAATGTATTTAGCATTTGAAAAAGATAAAGTAGAATTAGAAAAGAAGTTAATTAAAAAACGATGAAAGGTTTTTACAACGTAACAGAACAATTAAAAACAGCACTTGCAGCAGAACCATTTGTTAATACAGTTACATTTGGTAGTTTAGATGATGTAGACCTTAACAAGCAAACAATATTTCCATTATCACATATTATAGTAAACAACACTACAGTAGGAACTAAAACACTAACGTTTAACATTTCTATTCTTGCAATGGATATTGTAGATATAAGTAAAGAAGCAACAACTGATATATTTGTAGGAAACGATAACGAACAAGATGTGCTAAATACACAATTAGGATTACTAACAAGAATAATAAA